CCCGACCAACGCCACCCTGGCCACCTCGGGCAACTGGAGCGCCACCTACGACATCGACCTGATCCCCATGGTTCAGCTCACCGTCAACAGCCCCCTCGACACCTCCACCATCTGATAATCAGAGTGTGGACGAAGCTGCCCCACCTTCGGGTGGGGCTTTTTTATTGGCGCTACACTGCAAGAAAGTATGTGTAGTAGTTGTGGCCGCCACGATCAATGCCACATTGAGTAGCGCCTCCGCTAACAGCTATGTGACGCTGGCCGAGGCAAATACTTACTTTGAGACTGTCCCCAGCTCCACGACTTGGGACGACAAAACTGACGACCAAAAGAACCGCGCTTTGATCTCAGCAACCCGCTGGATCGACAGCTTGAACTTCTATGGCGACCGTTGCGACAACGACCAAGCCCTCAAATGGCCGCGCAACAACTACCACGTCGATCAGGTGGAGCTGGTCTGCAGCGTCATCCCAGCCGACATCAAATATGCCACCTACGAACTGGCACGCGCTTTAGCTAACGACACTGGCGCCATCACCGACGCCACGGGCGAAACCGGCCTTTACGAAGCCGTCAAACTGGGCGACATCGAAGTTAAGTACAACAAATCCAGCCAGGCCGTCGGCACCATCAACAACGTGTTCGACGTTTACCCCTGGCTGCAGTCTTATCTCGGCGCCTACTGCCTTGGTGGCAGCGGCGGTTATCAAGTCCGCGTCGTAAGAGGTTGACATGGCTGGAGCACTCGACAGTCTCTTCAAAAGTGTCGCCAAGTCTGTGGTATCAGATCTTGGTACTGCTCTAGATACCAGCATCACTTATACCCGCAAAACTGCCCCGACCTACGACGTAGACACTGGCGCTCTAACTACAACAAATACCAGCTATTCCAGTATCAAAGTTCCGGTTGAGTTTGTGGTTTCGGAGGAAGAAGAAGGCCGCGAACAACGCCAGGCTAAGGTGTACATCACACCCGACAAAATTGGCGGCAACCAGCCAACTCTCCAGGACGAGATCATCCTTACGTACGCAGGATCCACCCGTACCGCCCAAATCACCGACATCCGCACCTATCGCGGCGGCCAAGAATACCTCTACATCCTGCTGGTGCGGTTCTGATGGCACGCAAAAGAGGTATCGGTAACATTGTTCCTGATCTAACAAAGCAGTTGGATCGAGACTTTAATGCTTTTATTCAAGTAGCTCTTGAAGGACTTGCTTCTAAAGAAAACAGCCCTGTTTATACCGGATTCTTTGCATCCAGCTGGAAAGCATCAACACAAAGAACAAAACCACAAGACCGCGTTGAAGATTTTGCTCCATGGTCTGACCTTAAGAAACGCCGCAGCAAAGGAGACACCACGGCATTTCGAATCGAGCCGCGGTTTAAAACACCCGAGTTTAACTATCGATCCAAAGTGTTTATCGGTAATGCAGCTAAGTATGCTGCGTATGCACTGGAAAACCCTAAAGTTGCAAACTTTGTACAGGGCGAGCTGAGAGATCTCATCCGCAGCAGTTTCAACGAGAAACGCGGTCCCCAGATATTTGTTGGCGTAACCAAGGGCACTGGCGGACTTGGTTTCTTCCGCAGCCGCGACTATGTTTCTTACGAGAAGATCTAAGCCATGAGCCTTGTAAGTGTCCGTGCGGCCTTCGAAAAAGCCGTAAAAACTGCCGTAGACGCCGCCGACAACACTGTCACGGTGGTGTACGACAACACGCCTTACACAACCCCCAGTAAAACCACGAAGTACGTGGTCATCTCAGTCAATTTCAACCGCTCCACCATGCAGAACATGGGTGGGGCGGCTGACTTTTACAGCGGAGTTATCAGTTGCAACGTTTACGTTCCTAAGAACGCTGGTACCTCCGTGCTTGCCGCTATCAGCGAAGCGGTGATCGACGGCCTTACCTCCGTCAACGCCTCTGGGTACACCGACACCTACAACTGCGACCCCCGCGTCCTCGACATCGTCGGTCCGACACCGTTAGACATTGAAGACCGCTCCCACTTTGTGGGACTGATTTCTTGCCAGTTCACAGCAAACGCCTAGTGTATTATTGAAGAAAGCACTTGTTTGAAATGCGAGCTGCAGAACTCCTGCGCAACAAGTTCGGCGTCAGCCAGCTGTACAAGCACGAGGTAAAAATCGAAGGTGAAACTCTGCTGGAGATCTACTGGCATCCTCTGACCATCGCTGAGCGCGAATCCATCCAGAAAAAGTCCGCCGCCGATGACGCAGGCGACTTTGCCCTCAGCCTGATGCTGGAGAAAGCCCTCGACAAAGACGGCAAGCGCCTTTTTGCTGATGGCGACCGCGCCGTTCTTCGCCGCGAAGTCGAAGCCAGCATCCTCCAGGAAATCCAGCTGGCAATGCTGACCTCTGGCACCGAAACCAAGGTGGAGGAAGCGAAGGCTGAACTAAAAAGCTAACAAGGACTGGCTGTTCATCTTTTTTCTGGCCAAAGAACTAGGAATGACTGTCAAACAACTATGCGAGCAGCTGACCGCCGAAGAGCTTGTCGGCTGGAGCGCCTTTTACGAAGTAAAGGCAGAGGAAGAGGAAAAGGCTATGAATACAGCCAAAACTGGCAAGGCTGTGCAAGCCATGAGCAGGCGTTAGACTTCCCAGAGAGGTTTCGCGCCTGATCGTGGCCAACTACAGCGTAGATATTGAATTAGCCGTAAAAGGCCAAGGTCAACTCCGAGCGTTAGAGCAGCAGATAACTTCACTAGAGCAAGCAGCACGAAAATTAAGAACTATTGAGATTAGTGGGGCAACTAAGTTAGCAACTAGCGAGTTAGAAAAACAAAGAGATTTATACATAAAGTCCGGAGTCGCCAGGCGCGAGGCTTTAATACTCGCCAATCGAGAGCTTGAAACTGAACGAAAAATAAACGAAGTAATCGATGCACGCCGAGAACTTCAACAGAAACAAAAAACTGCTAGTCAGCGTGCCGAAAGCCTCGCTCTCGGCGCAGGTTTCCCCTTGCTGTTTGGCGGCGGTGCAGGCAGTGTTGCAGGTAGTGTATTAGGTTCCTTTTTTGGTACGGGTTTTGGTGGACAGATTTTAGGCGGAGCACTGGGTCAAGCACTGGACCAGGCTATACAAAAAGCAGGTCAATTAGGTTCAGCAGTACAACAATTAAGTCTTAATGCTTTAGAGGAAAGTGGTTACCGAGTAAGTGCAACTTTACAAACGCAAGTTGAACTGCTTAAACAAGTAGGGGATGTCAGAAGTGCACAAGCCGCAATAGAACAAGATATTCTTGTAACTACAGGAGCTTTACCCGGAACAACATCCGGGATAGCGGACGCCGTCAATCTATTAAATAGCGCTTGGAACGAGACTACGACAGCTGTATCTACTCTTTTAGGTATCCTCGGGGCTCCCTTTGCGGCAGCTTTAGCTGCAATACTTAACGCGGTTAATCTTATTGTAAAAGGTATAAATGTTGCCCTTTCAACCGTCGGAGCGGTACTGAAAACAGTCGGCGAATTTGTAGTCAAACTGATTGCCGGAGACGACGCCGTAAGAAACATCAATGATGGCTTAAGAGCTAATAACCAAGAATTAGAAAAAGCCCGTGCTATTTACGCTGAAATTCTTGCCGCTAACAACGCTGAGATACTACTAAATAAAGAGATAATTAGTCTAGAAAAGCAGCGTACTGCGGGACGGACAGAAGCCGAAAAATTATATAATGCTCAACTAGATTATCAACAAAAGCAAAAAGAGATTGAGGCCCAGTTCGACAAGAAAAAGGCGGAGATTAATAGTGGGCTAACCGAAAGCAATGGACAACTTATTGAACAGCAACTTAAACAAAATGAAACTTTACGGAGCCAAGCGCTAGAACTCGCCAGTATTAAGGCTAAACGTGCTGAAAGTGTGATTATTGCCGCCGAGCAAGACAAGCGCGATCGGGAAACAGCACAAAAACTAGAGCAACAACGCAGAGAACTGGAACGCATAGCAAAGTTACGGGTTAAGCAGCTGAGCGATGCCCAAGACGCATACAACCTGGCTGATGCAGATCGCAACATAGCCGGTGCAATTACAGACGAAAGCAAATTAGCGGCAGAGTTTGATCGTGAGCGAGTCAAGCGAATGATAGATTTCCGCAAACTGTACGCAGATTCTCTCAGCGACAAAGAACGTGAGTTTCGCATAGAAACTCAGTATTTAAAGGCTACCGAGGCGCAAATTATTTATGAAGACAAACTGACTGAAATACAAAAAACACGTACACGAGAGCTATACGCACAATTAGGTGCTGTAGACGTGCTGGGTAAAAAGACACAAGACAGATTAGCAAACGCTTTTGGCGGATACACAGACATACCATTTATGCCCCAGTTAGATCTTGTGCCCGGTATTACCGATGGCAAGCTCGGCAGCGAACTAGAAAAAGTACGCATGGAACTGGAGAAACTGATTGAACCTGCTAATCAAGTTAGTCGGGGAGCCGAGTCTATTGGCAAGGCTTTTTCTGACTCTTTTGTGCAAACAATTAACGGGTCTATTTCAGCACAACAGGCATTAGCCAATCTATTTCAGAATACGGCTAATGCGTTTTTAAATATGGCAGCAGAAATGATAGCCAAATATATCCAAATGCAAATTATAGGGTTGGTCAAAAACTTCTTTCCAGGAGGCGGTTTATTTACAGGTGCTGGACCGTATCAATTTGGTGGCGGCGGGAATGTTGCCGGGACCGCATTTAGCCCTGGCCTAAATCTTATGGCGCGTGCGGCTGGCGGACCAGTCTCCGCTGGCTCCTCCTACCTCGTCGGCGAAAAAGGTCCGGAATTGTTCATGCCCGGTACTTCCGGCAAGATCATTCCTAATGATGCACTCGGCGGAATGGGTGGCGGCAGCGTTGTAGTGAACGTCGATGCCAAAGGCTCTACAGTTGAAGGCAACAGCAACCAAGCAAGCCAGCTGGGCAAGGTCATTGGCGCCGCTGTCCAGCAAGAACTCATCAAACAGAAAAAACCCGGCGGCCTACTCGCATAACCAATGGCTACCTTCCCCCTGATCACTCCAACGTACGGCGCACAAAAGAACAGTGCGCCAGTCGTTCGCACGGTCCAATTCGGTGACGGTTATGAGCAGCGTCTGACCTACGGCGTCAACCAAAACCCCAAAGTCTGGGAACTGACCTGGAACGTCTCCGAAACTGATGCCGATACCATCGAAACATTCCTCAACGCCCGCGCCGGGCAAGAGAGCTTCGATTGGGCCCCACCAGACGAAGCCACAACATACAAGTGGGTTTGCTCTACCTGGAACAAATCAATTCCCTATTTGAATCGCGCCACCGTACAAGCCACCTTCCGCCAAGTATTTGAACCCTGATGGCGTATTCAGTTTGGCAAGCCAGTAGCGCCTACGTCGTTGGTGACGTTGTACGCGCCACGGTACAAACAGGCTTCGGTTTTGTCTTCCGCTGCATTGTCGCTGGTACAACCGCAGCCTCTGAACCTGTCTGGCCGACCAAGCTCTACAAAACGAACAACGGCAGCAGCCTTGAAGGTTATGTCGTTGATGGCACGGTCACCTGGGCAGCCATTAGCGCCGTCAGTGCAGAACTGCAAAAGATCAGCCCGAGCGCGATCATCGAAATGTTCGAGCTGGAATTGGTATCCGGCTTGCACTATGCCGCCGCGAGTCCACCAGCCATCACCACCTACCGCTTCCACGCTGGCACGAACGAGCTATCGGGCGACCTGATCTGGGCTGGCAATACCTACAGCAGATTCCCAGTTCAAGCTGAGGGTTTTGAGTACAGCGGCAGTGGTCAATTACCGAGGCCAAAGCTGACCGCCGCCAACCTCAACGGCCTTCTGACGCTGGCGCTATTGGATGTGAACGCCTTCACGCCCGGCAACGACCTAATCAATGCCCGCGTTAGCCGCATCCGCACCCTGAAGAAATACCTAGACGGCGGCAACTTCATCGGCTACACCAACCCGACTGCCGATTCCTATGCCGAGTTCCCACGGGAGGTGTACTACATCGCCCGCAAGACTCTTGAGTCTCGTGATGTGATTGAGTGGGAGCTGGCGAGCGTTTTTGATCTGCAAGGCGTTCGGGCACCAAAGCGGCAAGCTGCGCCCCAGTGCCAGTGGATCTATAAAAGTGCCGAATGCACCTACGCCGGTGGCTTGCCTACCTGCCAGAAAACACTGGAAGACTGCGAAGCCCATTTCGGTACTGGTGTTGAGTTGCCGTTTGGCGGCTTCCCTGGCGTGGGGCAATTCCAATGATTAGCGAAACTCTCAAAAATCAGATCATTGATTATGCAGAGCTGGCATGTCCCAAGGAGATGTGCGGTCTGCTGGTGGTGATCAAGGGCAAGAAAAAGTTTTGGCCGTGCCGCAACCTTGCCGAGCAGCCGAATGACTTTTTCCAGCTTGATCCAGCGGATTATGCCGCCGCCGAAGATGCTGGCGAAATAGTGGCAGTGGTGCATAGCCACCCATACAGCAGCCCGCAGCCGAGTATGGCGGACCAGGTGGCGTGCAATCGCAGCGGTTTGCCGTGGTTGATTGTGCAGCCGCTATTGCGCGAGGTGGTCGAAGTGCTGCCCAACGACTACAAACCGCCACTGGTCGGACGTGAATACTGCTGGGGCGTGATGGACTGCTGGAGTTGCGTCCGCGAGTGGTATCAGCAGGAATGGAAACTAGACCTACCGGATTGGAAGCGACCCCTCCGCAGCGACTGGGATGATGCGCCCCAGTTCGAGGATCTGTATGCCGAGGCAGGATTCCGCGAGGTCGGCTTGCGGCAGATGCAGCTTGGTGATGCGCTGCTGATGTCCATCGGCAAAACCGGCGGCCTCAATCATGTCGCGGTCTATGTGGGCGATCAGTATGTGCTGCATCACATGACTGGCCGCCTATCAAGCCGTGACTTATTGGGTGAGTGGCTCTTAAAATGTACGGGGAAAGTGCTGCGACATGAGAGCCGTTAAGGTCTACGGACAGCTCGCAGAACGCTTGGGGCAGCGGGTATTTCGTGCTGATGTTGCCAGCCCGGCTGAGGCGATTCGTTTCCTGTGCGTCAATTTCCCCGGCTTGGAGCAATGGCTGATCGATAGCGAGCAGGATGGTGTCGGCTATCGGGTGAAAGTCAGCAAAACGGATATTGGGTACGACGATATGGGAATGAGCTGCAACCCTGATGCAACGATCTCGATTACCCCAGTGCTAGCTGGTGCCGGTGGTGGCACGGGTCAGATTTTGGCTGGCGTGGGTTTGATTGCAGCCTCGTTCCTGTTCCCAGGCGCGGGTATTTTTGGTGCAGGGGCTGGAGTTTTTGGCTCTGTTACAGGCACAACCGCTGCTGTGTTGACGGCAACTGGCACAGCATTTAGCGCCATCGGCGCATCCTTGGTTCTGTCCGGCACCGCATCACTGCTGACGCCTTCTGCATCGCTGACCAATCCAGCAGCAGGAATCCGCGCATCACGAAATGCTGCAGCTCTGCAGTCCTATAACTTCACCGGCATACAGAACACCAGCATCCAAGGCACTCCCATTCCGCTGGTCTACGGGAAGATTTACACCGGCAGCATTACCATCAGCGCCGGTATCGCCACTACGGAAATCTGATGGCTGAAACAGATCCACAAATTATTGGCGCAGGCGGCGGATTTGGTGGTACCAAAACCAGTGGCAGTGCTGGCGGCAGCGTTCCAGCCCCCACGGTCAAAAAGGACACGATCCAAACCAAGTCCTTTGCCCGCATCCTGGATCTAATCAGCGAAGGCGAGATTGAAGGTTTAGTTGATAACAGCAATAAGTCAATCTTCTTAAACGACACTCAGCTAGTAACTGACGCCGGAAGCAACTTCCTGGGCGTAACCGCAAAAGTAAAGCGTGGCACGCAAGATCAAAAGGAAGACACCAATAGCGGCTTGATCGATGGCTTCCCGAGTGTTGAACGGCAGATTTCTGTAGGCCAAAACATCGAGGCAGTTAATAACACCACTGGCTACTGGTATCGGGAGTGGAAAGAGATTCCAGCCGGTGAGTTCAGTGTTGTCAGCACCTACATCATGGAAATTGATTGGGTGAACCACGGCTTAGTCGCAGGCGATCAAGTATTCATCAACTTCAACAAAAAGAACTCTCCCTGGGACAATCTCTATACCGTTATTGCCAGCGGCCTGACTGATGACGTGTTCCGCGTGCAGATTGCACCAAAGACATCTGGTTATCCCCTGACTCCTGCACAGGCGACCGCTAAGAAGGTTGAAAATCCCAAGGGCGAAAAAATTTATGTCATGCGTAACCGCCTCAGGATTGAGGCAACCAACAGCTTCACTGGAGTAGGTATTGAAACTGCCTACATTCGTTTCCTGCAGCCCAGCCTTGATACGGAGCGCAAATCCAGCACGCTCTACACCGCAACCGGAACCTATAACTCGGAGTATACGGTGCTGAACGATCCGCTACCTACTCCGACTGAGTTCTATATCAAGTGGACGGACAAACCTGGCAAGCTCAGCAAGGCTGCTGTTGATGGCGGCTGGATTCGCATCTCAACTGGCACCTACACAAAATCAGGTTCCACCATCACGGTCACCCGAACCGGCCATGGTTATTTGGCTGGCATGAAAGTCGAACTTAGCTTTGTCACTGGCACGCTGCAAAAAGTCAAAGAGACCTTTACTGTCGCCACTGCACTGACCAACAGCTTCACCGTCACTCGTGCGGCTGGCGCAAATACTGGCAGCGGTAAGTATTACGTTGATGTGCCCGTGGTCAGTGGCGGCATCGTCAAAACAGTCACTGACTCGGAGGTGGATCGGATACGCCTCACCATGAGCTGCCCAGCGTTGCAGCAAACCTCAAGCAAGGGCAACCTGATTGGCTCCTCGTTCCGTTATGCAATCGACGCCCAGCTAAACGGTGGCGCGTACCAGCAAGTCACAGACAAGCTGGTCAAGGGCAAAAGCTCAGGCGGTTTCCAATTCGCCAAGGAGTTCACTCTTAAAAATCTGACCGGCTGGAATAGCACCACAATCTCCAATAACTTCCCGATCAATTTCCGCCTTCGCCGCATCAACGAAGACTCCGAAAGCCCCAAGGTAGTTAATGCCTTCTCGTGGCTCAGCTATACCGAAATCATCGACGCCAAGACCATTTATCCAAACTCGGCATTGATCGGTTTAGAGATTGACGCCCAGCAATTCAACTCCATCCCAACGCGCACCTATCTAATCAAAGGCATCAAGATTCGCGTACCCAGTAATGTCGCAGATAAAATCGATTCAGAAACAGGCAGGATTAAATATGAAGACGCAACCACAGTTTGGGATGGCACATTTACGTCCGGTAAGTGGTGTTCTGATCCAGCTTGGATTCTCTGGGACATTTTGACCAGTCGCCGTTATGGCTTTGGCGAACAGATCCTGACCAAAGCCGAACAGGAGTTGTTTGACGGCAATGCCAGCCGCTTAGATAAGTGGAGCTTTTATGCCGCCAGTCAATATGCCAATGAACTTGTCACTACAGGTTTAGCGGCACCAAATCCAAGCCAAGAGGCGCGGTTCTCCTGCAACGTCAGCATCCAAAGCAGCGAGCAAGCCTTCGATCTGGTCAATAAGATCTTGGGCGTCTTCCGCTCGCAGGCTTTCTGGTCTGGTGGGAGTGTGACGCTGGCGCAAGATCGCCCGCAGGATTCGTCTTATGTCTTTGGTGCGGCCAATGTGATCGGCGGCAATTTCACCTATCAGGGCAGCGATGTTCGTACACGCCCCACGGTGATCGCCGTCCGTTACCTCGACATGGATACCCGCGACACAGCGGTTGAGATTGTTGAGGATGCAGCGTTGATCGCCAAATACGGCATCCAGCGCGAAGAGATCGAGGCGTTCGCTTGTACAAGTCAGAGCCAGGCTGCCCGCGTTGGTCGCTGGCTGTTGTACAGCAACCAGTACGAAACCGAGACGATCACATTCTCGATTGCGATTGAGTCGGGCGTGGTGCTGCGCCCCGGCATGATCATCGACGTTAATGATCCGACGAGGGCTGGCTCGCGCATGTCCGGTCGCGTCAGCAGTGCCACCACAACAACGGTTGTAATTGACCAAGATCGTGCGATTTCAGCGGGCAATACGTTATCGGTGGTGTTGCCGACTGGTTTGCTGGAGACTCGAACAGTCAGCAGCTACGACAGCGGCACCCGCACCATCACCCTCAGCTCGGCATTTAGCCAGGCGCCACAAGCCAACACGGTATGGCTGCTGACTTCCTCTGCGCTGTCGCCAACATCCTGGCGCGTGCTGAGCATCAACGAAAACAGTGAGGATGGCACGTTTGGTGTTACAGCACTGTCCTACAACGGCAGCAAATTCGCCTACATCGAATCCGGAGCACCACTGCAGATCAAGAAAATTTCGGTTCTAAACGCAATCCCGGATACACCAAAGAGCATCAGCTACAAGGAAGCCCTTTACGCAAACAACAACAAAGTGTTTGTGCAGGTCAGCGTTAGCTGGGAGCCTGTCGAAAATGCTGTCGAGTACCAGTTCCGCTTCCGCGTTGATGACGATAACTGGGTCAATATGCCTAATACTTCTTCGACGCAACAGGACATCTTTACTGCCGAGACAGGCAACTACGAGGTGGAGGTGACCGCCGTCTCAGTGGCTGGTAAGAAATCAATTCCCGGCAGCACTACTTTTACTGTTGTGGGCAAGACCGCCCCACCAGCTGATATTCCATAGCCATGCCACTCGAAATCAGCCCTATTGATGACAAAACCGCTGAGCTGAGCTGGCCGTTGCATCCCGATTTGGATGTGTTGATCGGCGGCAAGATCATCATTCGCCACACGCCCAAGACAACCAATGTCGAATGGCAGGACTGCAACGACATCATCCCCGCTGTTCCGGGCAACGCAACCAAGGCTGTTGTGCCCTTGATTTCTGGGACATATGGCGCCAAGGCTGAGGATGACACGGGCAACCGCTCTATCAATCCGACGTTTGTTTCGGTCACGCTGCCTGAGCCGCTATCGCCGTTCACGGTTGTCACCTTCAACGAAGACACCACCACGCCACCGTTTGAAGGCAACCTGACCAACATGCTGTACAGCGCCGATCAAGACGCGCTGATTTTGGATCAAGGCATCAGCATTGATGACCTGGCAACCGACGGCGATTTTGATGCGCTGCCCAGTATTGATGGCGTGGGCGATATTGTCCCAGAAGGTGAATATGAATTTGGATCTGAGCTGGATCTAGGCGGCAACTACGCCGTGGATTTACAGGCAAGGTTCCTGACTCGCGCCTTCCTGCCTGGTGATCTCTGGGATGACAAGCTCGATCTGATCGACCTGTGGAGCGACATTGACGGCAGCACGCTGGACAAGGTGAACGCCACGATGTATGTCCGCAGCACACAGGAAGATCCGACTGGCGCAGATCCGACCTACACCGAATGGGAGCCGTTTATCAATGGCACCAAACAGGGCTGGGGCTTCCAGTTCAAGGTGGTGGCTACTAGCACGGATGTGACGCAGAACATCCTGATCGACGAACTGGGGGCATCGGTGTATTTGGCAAAGCGGCAGGAAATCGGCAATAACCTCGCCACCGGCGCTGGCGCCTATGCGGTCACCTTTGCCAATGCCTTCTATGCCGCACCTAGTCTTGGCATTAGTGCCCAGGACATGCTGACTGGCGACTACTACGTTTTGTCGGGTATCACCCGCACAGGGTTCACGATCACTTTCCGCAATTCAGGCGGTAGTGCGATATCGAGAACGTTCGATTATGTAGCTGTTGGTCACGGCAAGCAACTGCCCTAAACTTCCTTTACCACAGGTGCCATCATGGCTCAGCACGATTACGTCATCGCCAACCAATCGGGCAGTAGCTTCCGCTCTGACCTGAACAACGCGCTGTCGGCAATCGTCAGCCAGAACAGCGGCGCAAGCGAACCGACTACCACCTACGCGTACCAGACCTGGGCGGATACGACCAACGGTGTGCTGAAGATCCGCAACGCCGCAAACAGCGCATGGATCCAACTGTACGAACTAGACGGCACATTTTCGCTTGAGGCTGGTAGTGCCAGCAGCCCTGCGCTGTACTTCACGGGCGACACCAATACCGGAATTTATAGCCCTGGTGCAGATCAGTTTGCTATTAGCACTGGCGGCACCGCACGGGTTTATGTCGGCTCGACAGGATCTGTAGGGATTGGCACTACAAGTCCAGACACAAGCCTTACCATCTCTTATTCGGATAGCGCATTTAATCCTGGAATTAAAGTTACCAATACAAGCAATACAAGCGCTTCTCAGGCAAAAATCTACGCTGTAAATAATTCTGGCGAGTACATTGCTTTGATCAGAAATAGTGACGCACTTGGTGGTGGGTCCGCATTGTTCTCCACTGGTGCAGCCCCTTTAGCTTTTTCAACTAATTCAACCGAACGCGCCCGCATCGACAGCTCGGGACGCCTGTTAGTTGGCACGTCTTCGACCGTTCCCAATAGCAATAATGACACACTGCAGGTTGCTGGAACTGGCGGAGCAAACCTTGGGCTGTCTCGGTTCGTCGCAACGTCTGCTGGTCCTGAGATTAGTTTTTACAAGAGCCGTAACGGCACTATTGGATCACACACGGTTGTCCAGACAGATGATGTATTGGGCAACCTGTATTTCTATGGCTCATCAGGAAGTAACTACCAAGAAGGGGCAAGAATTACCGCTGCCATAGAAGCTGGTACAAAAAGCACAACTTCAATGCCGTCGAGATTAGTGTTCTCCACTACCGCCGACGGAGCGAGCAGCCCGACGGAGCGGCTTCGCCTGACTGCAGCCGGTCTATTTCAGTCAATGCCCATCTACAACACAACAGGTGGCGATGCGGCCAATGTTGTTGTCAACTCATCTGGAACTGTTTATAGATCTACGTCTTCGGCAAAGTACAAGACCGACATTGAAACCCTTCAGGATGAGTTTGCCGATGCAGTTTTAGGGCTGCGCCCAGTCTGGTATCGGTCAACTTGTGCCATTGATAACCCTGACTGGAGTTACTGGGGCTTTATTGCAGAAGAGGTAGCGGAGATTGATCCAAGACTGGTTTCTTGGAAGACCAGCGAAGTTACCTATGACGAAAAGGGCTCGGCGGTGGTCACTGATTTAGACAAACCTGAACCTGAAGGCGTTCAATACGACCGCTTCGTGCCGCACCTGCTCAACCTCATCAAGCGGCAGGGCGAAGCTATCGCTGAACTCCAAGCTGAAGTAGCTGCCCTCAAGGCGTCGTAGCCCTACTCTCTGATCACCCTCACCTGTTAACACCATGACCGTCACGATCACCTGGAAGATTGCAAACCTGGAGCGCGAAATCGCTGATGGGTTTGTTTATACAGGCCACTACACCGTCAGCGCAGAGTCTGCCGAACTCAAGCCTGATGGCACGCCTTACACCAGCGGCGCCTATGGCAGTGTCGGTTTTCAGCGTCCCGGCGACCTGATCCCATTCGCTGATCTCACCGAAGACCAAGTAGTCAACTGGGTCAAAGAAGCCCTCGGTGGCGATGAAAAGGTGGCGCTGATCGAAGCCGCACTAAAAGCCCAGATCGCACAGCAAATCACCCCGACCACTGAGGCAGGAGTGCCATGGCAGTAAAAAGCAAAACCGCGCTGGGACGTGTTGAGCACAAACCCGGCAAGCCGAAGCGGACCAGCATCGGGCAAGGGCAACACTCACGCCCGCGCAATCGAAAGAAGCTCAGAGGGCAGGGCAAAGGGTAGTTAAACTACAAAAAAGGCCGATCTCGCCTCACGATGGAACACCACGAAGAGGTGCATATCGCGGCCAAGCCGCCCGAAAGTCCATTTACCCAGATCGTTCCAGCCTTACTGACCGCAGCAGTGGTTGGCTTGGCTGGTCTTTTTATACAGGTCGCCAAGCTAGATCAGTCGGTCAACACGGTGGTGGCTGATATTCAAGAGCTTAAAAACGACAGCAAAGAACGTCTTAGCGACCTTGAAACTCGCGTCCGCCAGATCGAAATGCGCGTCGGTTACAACAAATGATCGTCCACTCCACCAAATTTGAAGGCGGCTTTTCACTGGAGCAGCTGGAAAACGAGCGCGGCGAGATCTACTACCGCGCCTGTACGGGCAGCATCTGCCGTTACGCGGAAGACGAGTACATCGCCCGCATGTACCTAGAAGGAATGGGCTGGGATCCTACGCAGCCTGAGCTGGATCAATCCACTCCTCAATCTCAATCTCCAGGCGCTGATCCCAAAAATCCTGCTCCCGAAACCACTCCCGCCAATCCCGACTCGCCTTCCGAACATTGCACGACAGACACGCGGGTATCAGATTCCTCGGATTGGTGTGGCCGCCTTTACTTTTAGCTAATACATGATCGAGCGTGGCCGACCGCCCCAGATCTGAATTGCAGTAGGCACACCTATTACGCCACCGCCAAATAATCTCTTGTCTAAACCTTAACGTCGCTTCCTTTTTGTTTAAGTATTCGCCATCCATGATCTGATGGTCCATACCGCCGTGTCGTTACGCAAAAGGTAGCGGC